GCGGCGGAGGAGTTCCTGCTGCTGAATCAGCGGGGCGACGGAACCGCGGCTGACCGCCGCGCCGCTGGCCATCCGGTCGTAGAACCGCTGGAGCGCCGCCGCCGACGACGCGGAGACGGTCTTGTAGGCGTCGCCCAGCTTGTTGGCTTCAACGGTCTGTTTCCGGAGGGACGCGGTGGTCTTATCGACCTCCTCATGCCCCTCCTGCCGGACCTTGATTACGACGCCCTGAACTATTTCCACGCGGGCGAGCGTGCCACGTCCCCTGCTCTGCGCTGTCCGCGATAGGGCGGGACGCTACTTCGCCTTCGGTTTCTTCTTGTCCTGCACGGTCTTGTAGGCGTCGTAGAGCACGCCGAACCGCCGAAGGAATGTCTCGTCTACCGGCACGTCGTAGGCCGCTGCAAGGACGGAGACGTTTCCCATGTCACAGGTGAGGTTCCCGCTAAGGTCAGCCCCCAGAGCGAAGCGTGAGGAGTCCAGCCACACCCGCCAGAGGGGGGCCACAGACGGCAGTAGCTCAGGAGGCGGGTACTTGCACGCCCCCCCGTGGTTGTCGTGACACTCCCCGTACTCGTCGTCCCTGAGTCCGAGTTCGGCAATGAGGGATCTGCGGCGCAGCTTGCACGCGGCACAGGCGGCAGAGCCGCCCCACGTCATGCCGCGTGCCACCTCCTCTGTGACCAGCCTCGGGGCGACGATGGAGACGAACTCCTTTTCGTTCAGCCCCTCACAGAGATGGTGTGCTACGCCGTCTGCGAGTTTTTTTCGTCACCCCGCTCGGCCTCGATCATCATCTCCTGGATGATCTGCCACAGGGTTTTCCGCTCGCCTTCGCCCGTCTCCACTTCCGTCTCCGAAAGAAGGAGCTTGGTCTCGTCGGCCTTCGGCTCGAGCGCCGCGCCGTCCGCTCCGGTGGCGCCGTCCACCCGCTCCACCGTGGCGAGGATGATGTCGCGGAGGACTTTGACGAACCGCCCCATGCCGCCGCGCTTCTCGTGGTTGGGGATGTACCCGTGGCGATCGTAGATGCGCGTGGTTTCCGCTTCGGAGAGGCGGCGAACCGAGACGGAGAAGTCCGGGTGCGTGTCGGGGAAGGGAACGATGGTGCGAGTGGTGCGCTTCGGTGCGACGAGCTGCAAGAAAAGCCTCCAGTCTGTTGGATGTGAAAAGGGGCGGCATCGCGCCGCCCCTCATTGCTGCGGCGGTTAGGCCGCGACCGTGTTGAAGAGCCAGACTTCGTGCGATACGTTCGACAGTCCCGTGTGGACCGAGGTGTCGAACCCGAGCAGCACCTCGGCGGTGGACGTGGCATCCACCTTGATCGATCCGCCCGAACCCGCGGTGTCGGTCTCGATCATCACCACCCCGCCCGTCTCCCCGTACATCCGAATGACCGACGCCGTGCAACCCGTGGTCTGGGCGTTGATCGCCGCGGCCACTTCGTCCGGCGTGTTGTCGGTTGCGCCGAAGGTCACGGTCTGGTTCGCGCCACCATCCGGCGCGATGACGAGCGTCAGCGTGTCGAGTGCTTCGTCGCTGAAGAACTTGGAGAACACCTTGCCCGTGGTCGATCCGGTCGGCTGCGCGTCGTACCCGCCTTCCAGCGTCGTAAGCCCCGTTCCCTGCGTGTTGGCCGCGAAGGGGCGGAAGGCGACGGCGGGGAAGACCGCATAGAAGCCCTGACCCGAGCCGTGCGGCACCCAGAGGTCCATCGAGCTTTCCGTGCGCGCCAGAGCGTCGTCGTAGTACGTCGCTGAGTCGAAGAGCGCCGTGATATTCCCGCCCACCGTTGAGATGTTCGGGAAGATGACCGCCTGCTCGTTGGTCTCATCGATGGCCGTGTCGCGCCCGAGGTTGCGGTTCACGTCCAGCGTCACGGTCTTGATGTTCGCGACCTTCGTCCCGTTCCGACGAACACGCCCCATGAGGTAGCTGAGGGGCGCGAGGGTCGTGCGGTCGGTCGTGGAGCCGTTGATGATCGTGGAGCCCGAGGACGGGGACGCCACAGCGCCCATGAACCCGATCGACCCCTCCATCGGCCCCTCCGTCTGCATCTGGAGACCGAGAGAGCCGAGATAGATGCCCTTGTAGACGAGGAACTTCGTCAGCGATCCGAACTTCCGTTCGAACCACATCGAGAGCATGGTGGAGAGGTTGAAGCGGTGATGCCGGAGGGACGCGGTGCCGCCCGAGGTCGGGGCGCCGTACACGCCTTTCAGCCAGGTGAACATCGCTGAGGCGTTGCACTCGATCCTCACGTCCCCTTCGACCGCGACCTTTCCGTAGATCGTGGAGCGGGGCTCGGCGGATTCGGTCAGAGCATTGGACGTGCTCGTGTTCCGGACGGGCCGGATGTTGGGGGCGATGACGGGCACCTTGTCGGCGTTGACCGTGCCCGGAAGGGTCTTGAAGCTGTCCTCGAATCCGGCGTAGAGACCTTCGGTGGTCCCCTGTGCGTAAGGCATAGCGTTTGTCCTCGCTCAGTTGCGCGCACTGGTGGCGCGGTTCGATGGCGAGTGTGGCGCCGAGGGATTCGGGGGACCGGCGGAAAAGGGCGGGACGGGTCCGGATCAGGCCACGTACTGTTCCCGCAGGAACTGGTTGCGGAAGACGACCTCGTAGACGATCTGGTTCGCCGTGATGTTGAACCTCCGGCTCCGGACGTAGAAGGGGCGGGCCGGGGGCTCCACAGAGAGGGTTTTCCCCTGCACGGCGGCGATCACGTCATCGATCATCTGATAGATGCCCGTCCCGAGTCTCCCCTCGCCCGAGGTCGCGAAGCTCGAGGCTCCGAGGAAGATGCTCCACTCCATGTCCGTCTGCTGGAGGGCGCCGACCTCGCGGATGGCAGAGGTGGGCGCAGCGGATTCCCCGTTGAACACGACCACGGCAAACGGGGTCACGAGCCCCCCGAAGTTCAGAAGGAGTGACGGATCGGCCCCGGCGATGATGGTCCCGCCCTCTGCTTCGGTCAGGTAGGAGACCGCCTCCAGAAGCTCGGTGTAGTTGGTTTCGAGTCGTTGCAGTTCGCCGGGCATGGTCTAGCTCCTGTCGCGGTAGAGAGTCAGCGTGCCCGATGATCCTAACGGCGCACGCGGGATGGTGATGCACCTACTCCAGTTGGCCCATGACCCACGAGGCCACTGTGTTGCGGATCTCGTCGCGGTCTTCAGGGCGCAGTCCGATGAATGATCTCGCCGGGACTCCGGCGTGCCCCTGGTTGACGAACGGGAAGTAGTCGGCCTGCGCGAGAGACGGCCCGGCGAACACCTCGTCTTCCCCGCGGACCTCATAGTGGATCGACTGGTACATATTCGTCGTGTCCAGCAAGGGCTTGTCCCCGTAGGGGTGCGCGGGGCCGCGCGCCGCGAGCGTGGAGGGTGCGAGGACGCGGAACGGAACGCCTTCCGGGCTCCGGCTCTCCTCGATGTTCATCTTCTGCGTGTCCATCGCCAACTCCCCGAGACGGGGAAGGAGGGCCGAGAAATCGGACAACTTCGTCACGATCTCCTCGATGGCGTCGGCGGCAGAAGGGATCACGGTCAGAGCCTCACGACTTGCAGTCCGGCGAACGCCGAAGAGGTGCGGGTGCGGACGAAGGTCCGGTCACGCTCGATGGCGGCTTTCCAGTTGGCGAAGACCGCCGCACGTTGCTCGTTGTCGGCCACGGACCCGACGAAGCCGGGGTCTTCCATCATGATCTGTCGGCACTCGGCGCGCATCAGGCGGAAGATGGCCATGGTCTTCTCCGCCGTGGCCGCGGTGGCCGCATCTTCCTCCGTGTCGCCGAATTCCAAGCGCTCGTTGTACTTGGTGTCGTAGACCCCGAGCAGTTCCTCGGCGTAGTCGGTCTGGACGCGGTCGTGGATCGTCTCGAGATCCGAGTCAGAGAAGAACGCCGCCCGGACTGCGCGGTTGTAGTGCGACAGCGTCACCAGAGGGGACGCGGTGTAGAGGTCGCGGATGTACGTCGTCCGGAACTCCAGAATCTCGTCTGCGGTGAGATCAGGCATTGCTCCTCCGCTGTCTGCGCTTCACGGGTTCGGGCGCGACGATCTCCTCGGCCACCTTCGGCTGCGGAGGGTCGCACTGCTGGTAGCCCAGAGACAGGGCGTACCCGAGCGAACTCGCGCGGCACGGCTTGGGCTCGCCGTCCGGCATCTTCACGTACACGATGTCATCCATCCTGCGTCTCCTTTGCCCCTACAGCGCGAGGTCCGCGATCTTCGTCGCGAGTTGAAGTGCTGTGTTCCAGTCGAACCCTTTGCGCTGGAGGTCGATCCGCTTGGCGTCGAGAAGGTCTTCCACCGGCTCCCCGGCTCCGAACCGACACACGAGCTGCACGAGGTCGTGAATGTCTCTTGCGACGGGGTCGAACTCCTCCAGCGTCTTCCAGACCTCCGGCATCAGTTCCTCGATCCACTCGCGGTTCTGGATCACGGTCGGGCGCAGTTCGGCGTACCGCGCTGCGAACTCCGCCTCCCGCTCACATGCGTTGCTCAGCTTCGCAACGACCTTCGGAGGGACGAACGACGCGCTCCGCGTTGCGCACGCACTGAGCAGCAGGACCATGACCGAGATGAGGAGAGACTGGTACTTCTTCACGACGCCTCCTGTACGGACAGAAGGCCCATCGCGCGAAGCGATTCCCTTGCTGCCCCGTTGTCTTCCATGAACGCCGGCGCTCCAAGCAGACGAAGGACGGCCCATGCCGCCCACGCGCGCCACGCGGGCGCTGGCTTCCTTGGATACAGCGTGTCTCCGATCAGTACCCACCGGCACATCGCGGCTTCGCGATAGCGACGATCCGCCGCGGCACGCAACGAGTGAACGAACGCCTCCCAGAGCGAGGAACAAACGACGCTCCCGTATTCGAGGTCGTGAGGGATCGCCCCGTCAGCGAATGGCCCGGTGAACTGGTCGCCGTCGATGATCCATCGGACGACGAACCCGATGACGGGGAGCCCGAGGACGCGCCCGACGCTGGTCCCATCGGTGAGGAGCAGCTTCGGCACGTCAACGACGTTGCCCTTGCTGTCGATGAACCGAAATCGCTCCTCCACGATGTACTGCCGGTCATCGCCGGGGATGCGACCGAGGATGATGCGCCCCTCGAAACGCGGGAGCGGAAGCTCGGACGCGGAGGTGACGCGGACGGGCGCGATCACGCGATCCCCCACGGGCGCGCGTCGTCGGCGCCTTTCGCGGTGACGCTGATGTGGACGTGGTGGTTGTGAGGGTTCGATCCGGTGTACGGGCGCCACTGCCACGGGCGCACCGTGCTCGAGAAGATGCGACCCCCGAAGATCACATAGGAGATGCGCGGGTCTTTCTTGAGGCGCAACCGCTCCGCGAGCCATGCCGCACTGAACCCTGTGCCGTCCGGCTTGAGATCGTGGGTCAGGTCGATGGCCTTGACGCGCCCCTTCTCGTCGGGGTTGTGGTCGGACTTGCGGCTCCGGTGCGCGGCGTCACCGATCGTCCCGTCGCTCTTCTTCGAGCGGTTCGGGTATTTCGCGTTGACCTCTTTGCGCAGTTGCGCGAGTGAGTCCGCGAGGCGCCATTGCCGCGAGTCGGTTGCCATTCCGCGCAACGCACCCGACTGATGCGCTCTGCGGAATGGGGCGGGTGTTACCCCGCCCCACCGGAGAGTTAGACCTGACCGCTGATGCGGACGGCCAGTTCGGGACGAACCAGAGCCGCGCCGCAGAGCATGTCCGCGGTGAAGACCTGGTGCATCGCCGTCCCGGCGCCACCGGAAGCCGCAGCCTCGATGTTGAGGCGGAACGACAGACCGGAGTCCGGATCGGAGAACGAGAACTGCGCGACGCCGGCGCCCTGGATGAATTCCACCTGCGGGCGAACGACGAAGAGGAAGGCGTCCGGATCGTAGGCAAAGCCCACCGAGCCAGCCGCCGAGTGACCGCCGATCAGGCCGTGATTGCCGGTCGCGAACGTGATCGCGTCGTTGTCGGCAACCGCCGTCTTGAGCGGAGGCGTGATCGAGATCGTGGCCGCGCCCGCAGCCGTGGTCACGTCAGCGGTGACCGCGTAGTTGTTGCCACCGAGGCGGAAGCACGAACCCTTCTTGATGTCGCCGGCGCCGAGGCCATCGACGGCAATGGAGGTGTCCCCGATCGCGTAGCCCGCGCCGTTGTTGACGAGCGGAGTGCCCCACGTCGCCGCCGTGGTCAGCGTGACCGTGGAGGGCGCGTTCTGCGACTCGCGCATGGAGAAGCCCTGCACGGTGCCGAGGTCGCCGGTCTGGCGTCCCTCCGCGCTGCCCCAGGTGTTCGCCTGGTTGTAGATGTCGAGCGCGCGGATGTTGTACGCCTCGGTCGGGCCGACGACGGCCTGAAGGCGATCGACGGGCGCGAGGTTGTTCGACAGAACCTTGCGGGCCGCGGCGAGCGCGGTCAGCTTCGGCGTGGACCCGAACGCCGCCGTTCCGTCCGCGGTGCCGACTTCGTAGGGGATCTTGTACCAGAGGTCCGTCAGGAGCGAATCGGCCCCGTTGGCGAGCTGGATGGCCAGGCGCTGGGCGTACTCGTCGGCCAGGTTGACGTTCGAGAACGTCTGCTGGAGGTTGTCCAGCTTGATCGACTTGTAGACCTGCTGCATGGTCACGCTGGTGGTGCTGGACGAAACGTCGTCCGTGGTCACCGCTCCGGCGATGGCGCGAGTGCGCGCCGTGCCCGAGATGGCCAGCGAGGGGATGTTGATGGTCTGCCCGTGCGCAGCGGTGGCGCCCGAGTAATCGCGGTTGACGATGCCCACGAGCGCGAGGCGCGCACGGAGCTGCGAGAGGACTTCCTGCCCGAAGAACTGGATGCTCTCAGCGACAGAGGAAATGGTGTTGGCCATCGGTTACCTGTTTGTCAGTTGACGGTCTGGCCGCGACGGAGGGCTTTGATCTTGTCCTTGTTCGCCTCGTAATAGGCGATGTCCGTCTTGGCGCGTTCGAGATCGATCCCGCCAGTACCCTGACGAGATCCGCCGCGTGAACCCGAACCGGCTGCACCTTCGGAGGGGAAGAAGATGTCCGACAGGAGCTTGAACTTCCGGACGTTTTCGAGGGTGGCCGGAACCTTCCGCGCCTCCCCGTCGTCGCCCGTCACCGTGAACACCAGCACGTCGTCATCGTCGAGCGATGCGTACTGGCCCAGAACGGCCTTCGCGGCTGCGGCGTCGAGCACTTTGCCCTCGGCCAGAATCCCCGTGATGCCCGCCTGGATCGTCTTGGTGCGCGCCCTGGTCATTTCTGCCGTTGCGCGTTCCCGCTCTTTGTTGAACTTCTCGGTGAGATCGCCGATCGTGCGCTTGAGCTGAGCGATTTCGCCCTGATCCGCGGGCGTCTGTGCCTGCGATTTCAGGGTTTCGAGTTCCTGCCTCAGCGCTCCGAGTTGCGTCTCCGTTTCCCGGTACTTCGTGCGCCATTTCGCCGCCTCGCGAGCGAGGTTCTGAGCCTGCGCACCCTGTCCCTGCTGTTGCCCCTCAGGGGCTCCATCTCCGTCACCATTCCCCTGCCCGGCAGGGTCCTGGTTCTGTGCTCCCGTCCCAGACGGATCTTCCGGCATGTGTTCTCCTCACTTACTTGCGACCGCACTCGGTGCGGTTCGTTCAGTGGCGAGTTTCCGCGCGGGCGCGAAAGAGGCGCGGCGGAAAAGGGCGGGACAGGGGACTACGAGTACAGAGTGACTGCGCGGTCTTTGCCGGCCCGGATGCTCTGCGCCACGTCCACTGCGCTCGGAAGGGATAGCGAGGTCGCCGCAAGCTGGCACCTGCAATACGACCCCGACCCCTTGGCGTAGATCGAGCACAGAAGCTGCGGAGCGCCCGGCCTTCCTGCCGAGTTCCACTCGTCAAGAGACCGGACCTCTCCGTGTCGGGGCGCACAGGAGTTCACGAACCCGTCATCACAGGAGTTCCCGTCCCCGACCGTGAGCCAGACGAATTCCTCCTCAGGGGTCATCTCGAGTGCGACAGAGATCACGGCACGATCGAGTTCCTGAATGTAGGTCGCCGCCGTGGACTTCAGGGTCGATTCAAACGAGGCGAGGAGCGCGGCGCGCGTGGCCTCGGCCTCCAGTGCCGCCGTGACTGTGGACGATGCGACCGCGCCGCCGGCCATGCGGGAAATCTGCTCGAGAACCGGAACCGCTGCTGCCGTGATGACCGGAATGGCCCAGATGAGGAATTCGTCGTCAGCCTCCTCGAGAAGTGCTTGCGTCTCTTCGGTGGTCAGGCGTTGCAACCCCAGAGCGGTGGCGTAGTCGCGGGATTCGCGGGCCATGTCGCTGGCGCGTTGCCGGAGGGACGCGATGACGACGGCCAGCAGTTCCTCCACGAACCCGTCCGGATCGTCGGCCAGTTCCGCGAGGGACATCGTGTCCAGAATGCGCGCGGCCTCTCTCCGGGCGATCTCCTTGACGAATTCCGCCTCTTCTACGTGTGCCAGGATTCGACTCTCCACCCCTTACCTCTTTCTCCAGTGCGAGCGTGATGCTGCGGCGTCATAGACGGACGTGATTGCGTGAGCGGCGCGGTTCCCTGTCACAAGGGCGAAGATTCCGACGACGTGCAGGGCGAAGTCCCTCCACTGTCCCCTCATGCCGTTGTGCGCCAGCCCGAGGACGTGACAGCCGATCCCGACCCCTGCGGCGCG